ACTACCTAAAGATGCGCCAAGACTCACAAGATTCAACTTTATGGTTTAATAGTTTAACCATTAAACAATCGGAACAAATGAGGAACGAATCGTGAATTAACAATGAACATTTGGCTATCCTTTTGTATTAAACGAAAGTAAAAACCGTCACTGAATAGGGCAAAGCGTTTTTTAGGTAGTGAACCTTGCAAAAACCGTTTGGCGATTCTGGGGCCATTTTAGAGCCTCTCAAATACATTTGCATAAATTGCATAGGTCAAAGCATTAAACGCATAACTTGAGGTAGCTATGCAAAAAACGCATAGCAGCTATGACTTGACAAGCAAATGACTCGCCATGCGACGATTCGGCATGGGCGTCATTTGTTACATAAAATTGACCGAGACAGATTCTTGTAACATATCCAAATTTGGGAAGTGTTACAGAAAACCTATTGTTGGGGATTCTTGTAACATATTGCGAATCGTCGCGTTATCTTATCGAAAGCGATTCGGCAATGATTATTTTATGTCAAGTGTTAATTTGTTGCGAATCGTTGTAAATAAATCACACTATACCAAATTCCTTGTCAATCTATACTTTTGGGGTATTGACGGCAATTTTGACAGTATCCGAATCGTCACAAAAGAACGAATCAGGAACGAATCAGCAACTTGGAACGAATCAGGAACGAATCATGAAAGTAGAACGAATCGGGAACGAATCATGAATCTGGAACGAATCAGGAACACTCGAAAAAATCTGCCTGACCCCCTCCAGTGGAAATATGGAACCCCCTCCAGTGGAAATTAGGGATTGACCCCACCAGTGGAAATATGGTAGACTGATTCGTGAGAGGCCACCAGTGGAAATATGGAGCGAGAGTATGAGTTACACCAGCGCAATTAAGAAATCACTAGGCAAGCGCCGCATGGAAAAGATTCTAGAGGTGGATGCTTATGGTATGCCTCTGATGGTAGACATTGCCATGAAAGATGGTTGGTTTTATGATAACTCTGAGACAGGGGTATTTGTTGAGTGGGAAGGTGATCCAGAGCGTGAGACATGGGCAGAGTTCTTGAGGTATATAAAATCTCGCGTAGACCAGTTTGAATATAAACCAGAGCTAAAGGAATCATATCTGACGTTACCCCCCTCAGTGAAAATTGAGGCTGACCCTTATGAGGCTTTCCTCTATGTTCTATCTGGTCTTGATGATAATGGTCAGACTGTTAAGTGTGGTAAATCAGATTGTGATTATTGTGGAGAGGAGTAAGATTATGAGCGAAGAGATGGACCTAGATCTAGTGGAGAAGGTGATCCACCAGTTAGTTAAGGATTGGGATAGTGAGAGAGATAGGGATGTTGCAGTGTGGCTAATCAGCAAGCTATCATACGATGATATCGAAGAATACTTTCGGGATTTAAAGTGAGGACCAGCAGATGACAGAAGAGCAGAAGCTACTAGAGAGAATCATCAAGGCAGATCAGGATGACTGGAATTATCCATCACCTGCACGTGCGATTAAGGTACACGAACTAGAGCAGCAATACAAAGAGTTGACAGGTAGAGAGGCCCCACAGTGGCCCTCAAGAGGGCGTTGGTAATATGTTCAACATCAGAGTGAAATATAAAGACGAAGTGAAGTCCAGAGTAACTGCGACAGTGGGGGAATATTCAAATTACCTAGAAAATATGTTGCATGTGATGACACAAAATGCTAACATTGATTGGGTAAGGGTAGAGAGGAGCGAATCATAATGATGGAAGAGCGTGAAACATATTATGAGTTGTACAAAGATGGTAATTGCCATTCATCATATATACTTTACGAGGATGCGCTTGAGCAAGCTCTACATTGTTTAGATGATGACTGTGCAGAGATATATAAAGTGGTTGTATATGAAGAGAGGGTGTTGTGATGGAAAAGATCATCAGGGATATCAAAGACATCGAAAGCGACATTGATAAGCTGATCAGTCGCGCAGAGGAATATCGTAAGGATGCAGAGCGTGGCATTAACGTAAACCATGATCGAAAAGATGATTTCTCATGGTCTACAGAGGATCAGGTAGAGAGCCTGTTCGAGTATCTGGAAGATGCCAAGAATGATATTGATCGGATGAAAGATGACCTCAAGGTCGTAAAAGATTACTTGACTAATCTGCTGGATGATGTAGAATACGAATCAATCAGACAGAAAGCTACAGGAGAATCATAATGGCACACACATGGACCACAGTAGGATACAGAGGGTATGACTTGGACATTGTTGTCGAGGGAGACCAGTGTATATATGAAGGTATATACGATAACATCAGGCTGCGTAAGAAAAGCGGAGAGGCTATGTCAGAGCGTTTAGAGAAAGCCCTGATGAAAGAGTATGGGGATGATTACTTCGCAGAATATCTATACGAACTTGGCGCATATGCCGATAATGACTACTAATGAAGGTCATCTTCACAATAATGCTCTCCTATATCATCATGCTGATTGTTGTCGGAATATTGGTGACGGTAGGGATGGAAAAGGAGAGCATTAACTCTATAAATATTTACTTGACGATAGTTTAAATATCGTTCATAATTGTAATCATAAAGCGAATCAAGGAGATCGTAACATGGCACTACCAGTAAACTTAATCAAAAACCTACTCAATGAACAGAAGGGTCGTTTCTTCATTGTTGATGTTGTCAAAGAGAATGGTGACAAGCGTAGGCTCAACGGTAAAGTCGTGGAAATCCGCGACAATGGTTTGGTCACTATCAAACTTGGTGGAACCAAAGACCAATACCGTTCGTTCTACACTGACAAGGTGCAGCGTATTCATCAACGTAAACGTGCTATATTCTGTGTTGGCGCATGATAGGATTAGAGTGTTTAGCAGTTGCGGTTTTCTTTGAGAGCCGCAGCCAACCCATTGAAGGACAGTATGCTGTTGCTGAGGTGGTGATGAACCGTGTGGAGAGTGACAGGTGGCCCAATACCATCTGTGGTGTTGTCTTCCAAGATCAACAATTCTCGTTCACACATGATGGAGCGTCAGATCATATACACAAGTACACTGACAATCCGATTGACTGGAGAGCCGCTGTAGTGGCCCGTACAGTAGCCTTAGACGTTTTTGGCAGGGGAGATACCTCAATCACCTCTACCCATTACCACAACCTCTCTGTGTCGCCCTCATGGGCAAAGGAGTATCTAAAGGATGGCAGAATTGGAGACCACATATTCTATACCGCCCCAGATGGAAAATGAGTTAATCAGGATGGGGATACTCCCCGCAACGCAATTAGAGGAACTGGAGAGAGTGTGTCCAAGGGACAGATGGGCGCATCTACCCAGTAACCCCTACGATGAAAATGGAGAGATAATATTCTAATGATTAAAGCAACTCTAATGGACTACATGGGCAGTGATATTACTGTCGTTAATGCAGCAAGGGTATCCTTCGGCAAGAAGTCCAGCAACACCTACACTACAGACAAGGATGATAAGCTGATCAGATATCTGGCAGAGCATAAACATATGTCTCCATTCGGACATTGCTTTGCCAGCTTTCACGTTAAAGCTCCTATCTTTGTAGCACGTCAACTTGTGAAGCATAAGTTCCTACGTTGGAATGAGATTAGCCGTAGGTATGTGGACAGTGAGCCTGAGTTCTATTTCCCTAAGACATGGAGAGGCCGTGCTAAAGACAAGAAGCAGGGTAGCAGTGGTGAGGTGAAGATTGAAGACTACAAGATTGAACTAGCCTTTTTAAAACCAAACACAGGTAAAGCTGTAGCGGCCTCTAAAGATGCTCACAATGAATGGAATACATACGATCAGATAGAGGACGATTACGGAGGATTGATGGTTTTATATACAGGTCTTCTTGACATGGGAGTAGCCCCAGAGCAAGCACGTATGGTGCTACCACAGTCCACCATGACTGAGTGGTATTGGTCAGGTAGCCTAGATGCCTTTGCTGATATGTGTAATCTGCGTTGTGCTTTTGACACACAACCAGAGACAAGGTTTGTGGCTACACAGATCAGTGATAGTATGCGTAGGCTATTTCCTGTATCTTGGGCAGCATTAGTGGAGAAAAACTATGAGTAAAGAAGCAGGTATTATCGGTGTTGAAACGGTAAAAGAAAATGAGGATGGTAGTGCCGACTACACATTTCACTTTGATGCACATGCGCGTGGGCTTCTGGCAGAGGAAGGTTTGAAGTTGGTGCTTTACTGTGCAGCAGCCAAGATGGATATACAGTTAGTATATAACTTCATAGAGGATCACATTAGGTACAATAAGGATGAAAGGTTTGATGAGTACGGAAACTATGGAGAGAACAATCCACCAGTATCTTCTGAATGGTCGCAGGATAGCCAAGACAAAACGGAGAACCTTGCATGACAGGTAAGTACACATTTGGTATCCCCCTCAAGGAAATAAGACCTATGACCAAAGAGGAGCGACAGAGAGCCAAGGTAAAAGAATCATATAACACACTTGGTCTCAATCTTTGTGTAAGTTGTGGGTGTCCTACTCCAAACATATGGTGCGAGTTTTGCTTAAAGGAAGAGTGATGACAGAGCAAGAAATACTAAAAATGTGCAAAAATCTGGCAAAAAAGTACAAAAACAGGCAAGAATACGATGATCTAGTATCTGAGGGTGTCCTCAAGTGTCTTGAAGTTTTGAACAAAGGTGCTGCTGATAAGGCAGCATTGAAGTCTCATGCTAGAACTGCCATGCAGGATTATTACAACCACAAAAGGAAGGTTGTGCAGGTTCCTGTACATGGTCAGGCACACTCTATGTCTAGGGATCAAGAGACAAGCAACTGGACTGCTATGGCACTACAGAAAGCCTTGTACACCCCTTCAGTGGAAATTAGAGAGGAAATGGCAATGGGTGAATCTCCAGAGACAATTCTGGAGCGTAAACAATTCATCAGACATGTCTTTATGACTGCGTTTAATTGTCTTACTCACGACGAGTGGACAATTATTCGTATGCGATATTGGGATGGTATGACACAAGATGCTGTAGGTAAAGAAATGTGCCACAACCAAAAGTGGGTATCTCGTAGGGAAAAGTCAGCACTTGAAAAAATCTGTAACAATTTGTGATGTCTAAAATATTGAAACTTGCCTGTATCTATATACGTAAGTTTTAATAATTATGATGATAATAAAACGTGAGTATAAACTATGGAAGAGAAAAAGCATCAACCATGTCCCTATGTTGCTTGTCAAAGTAGTGACGCATTTTGTTACAATACTGGTGGTTATGGCAAGTGTCACTCTTGTAATAGGGCATACCCATCTAAAGATGAAATGTTCGAGTGGGCAAAAGAGGCTTACCCAACAAAGTATGCGGAGACTGTAGTGGAAATAAGGAAACCTCACCCCTCTAGTGGAAAATATGTACCTATGAGGGGCATAACAAAAGAGACCATGCAGGATTTCAACGTCCTGACATATGACGACAAACAAGAATACATATACCCCTCTGGGGGAATTAAGGTACGTTGCATAGCTGATAAGAAGTTCTACACCAAAGAAGGCTTCAAGGGTGACGAACTGTTTGGTATGAATATGTTTACTGCAGGTTGCTCTAAAACTGTGACAATCACAGAGGGCGAACTGGACGCACTGTCAGTAGCACAGATGCTCAAGAGCCAGTACATCAATCCTGTTGTGTCTTTGCCCTCTGCTACCCCTTCCAAGAAAATGTGGGAGAACTGTGCAGACTGGCTAAACAGTTTTGAGCGTATTGTGTTATCTGTTGATAATGACGAAGCAGGTAATGCTGTAGCTGATCGTGTGGCACGTCTGTTCCCCAACAAGGTGTATCGTGTACCACATGAGAAATACAAAGATGCTAATGATTTCTTGCGTAACAATGCAGCACAAGAGTTTAAGTCTGCTTGGTTCAAGCCTCGTAAGCATACGCCAGAGAACATCTTAAACAGTACAGAACAATTCTTGTCGCTGTATCGGGATACACCAGAACATCAATACGTACCCACAGGAATACAGGCACTTGATGACAAGATCCTTGGTTTGATGCAGGGACACTTCACTGTAATCAAGGCTCCCACAGGAATTGGTAAGACAGAGATTATGCGCTACCTTGAGTATAATATGCTAGAGCGTGGCATATCTATTGCAGCATGGCATCTGGAAGAGACAAAGTTACGCAGTCTTCTTGGTCTTGTGTCGTATCATAGGAAAGATAATCTCACACGCAGAGACTTGATCGAAGAGAAAGGCGCAGAAGACCTTGTTGTTACCGCTATCGAAGAACTGACCAAGGACGAAAACTTCTATCAGTTTTATTTACCAGATGGTCAAGGCGCTGACGAACTATGTGATCAGATACGCTTCTTTAGCCAAGCCTGTGATTGTAAGTTTGTATTCTTTGAGCCAATACAGGACGTGGTAGCAGGTACATCAGAAGAAAGCAAAGAGGCTATGCTTGCAGACTTGTCTATCAGACTGTCGAAGTTAGCCGCAGAGTTAAACGTAGGGATCGTGACAATCGCTCATACCAATGAAAATGGAGACCCAAAGTATTGTAAGATGATTGGTCAACGTGCTTCTGTTATCATTGACCTGCAGCGTGATAAAGAGTCAGAAGACTATGATGAACGTAACACTACGTATATCAGCGTACAAAAAAACCGCCCCTGCAGCGAAGAGGGACGGGCTGGAAAGATGAAGTTTGATTCAGACAGTTTTACACTAAGAGAGGTAATATAGTGCCAGTATTTGATATAGAAACAGATGGACTAAACAGCACCAAGATACACGTATTGTCTTGGGCTGATGATAATGGTGATGTACAGCATACCTATGACTATGAGGCTATGCGTATATTCTTCACAGAAGCAAAGGTTTTGATCGGTCACAACATTGTGAGGTTTGACATCCCAGCAGTAGAAAAGGTATTAGGGATAGAGGTCAAAGCTACTCTGATCGACACGTTAGCGTTATCATGGTACATCAATCACCATCGTAGCAAGCATGGCTTAGAAAGCTATGGTGAGGACTACGGTGTACCAAAGCCAAAGATCAGCGATTGGGAAAACCTGACTAAAGAAGAGTATGCACATAGATGCAATGAGGACGTTAAGATCAACATGCGCTTGTGGCGTGATCTTGAGATCAAACTAAACAAGCTGTATTGCGACAAACCAACTGAGGGTCCAACAGCAGATGAACTGATAAACTATCTGACCTTCAAGATGAAGTGTGC